CTTGTCAGTGTCATCTGCGTCAGGCTTACCGCAGGCAGTAGCCCACGCCACCATCTGTTGACGACCGATACGTTGGGCTTTCTCGCTCGGATTGTTGACGTTGAAGTTTTGCCAGATCAGGCGACCGGAGTATTCGCCCTTAACGACCTCAAACTTCACTTTGATGTACGAACCCGTACCGGCGCTGGTTGTTTTCTCCTCAGCGTCAAGTGCTTTCAACACGTACTCGCCATCAGGGATAGGGTCGTACGAACCACCGGTGCTACCGGTGTCAGGGGTGACGTCAGAGACGTCAAAGCCAAATTTAGCCATGATAATTTTCCTTAAGTTATTTAGAGATTGGGATCAGTTTTTCGATATTTTCGATTGTCATCTCAATATCGTCAGGACAGGTGTACCGGTTCTTAGCAGCGAACGCAGGGTTCTCAACAAAGTGAAGCAAACGCTCACCCGTTGTTACGCCTCGGTTCTTCTGGTTATTGAAACCGGAGTCAGACTTGCGAATGATCACCTTGAACGCAGCAAACGCGAGCACATCAGCCCACTCTTGCAGCAGCGCATTGCAGCGGTTAGGCAGCTTAGGCTGGAAGCGGTCGTAGGGTTCAGTACGCGGGTCTTCAAACTTCACCACAGCAGCGTGAGCGATCAGCACGACGTTCATACGACGCTTTACGCGCAGCACGTCCAAGCCCTGCAAAATCTCGCGGAACTCCTCAGCGACGAGCATCTGACCTTTGCCATAGGCAAGGTCTTTCGCATCGTGTGAAGACTCCACGTTGCTCACGATGAGCGGCTCAATGAGCCAATCAACCGAGTCAATTACGACAGTCTTGAACTCATGCTCCTCTTTGATGAGGGTCTTGATGTTCTCAACCACGTCTTCAACCTTAGTTGCACGCGGGAAGCTCGTTACATCCAACGAGTCTAGACCGTCCTCAGTGCTGATAAAAATCGGCGCTGGGAACTTGCTAGCCAAGGTGGACTTACCAATACCGTGACCCCCGTAAATGCAAATACGGGGCGGTACATCCTGTTTACCTTTTCTCAAGGCATCTTGCCAGTTTGACATTTTGTTCTCCTTTCGTGGTTTTGAGCGGTTAGTCTTCCGCTGTTTCAAAATCGTCATAATCAAGACCCATCTGACCGAAGTCCCAGCGCTGAGGCATGTACGAGAACGAGTCCCGATCCCAGCTCAAGATGTTGATGAGGTCGTTGTTTTCGCTAGCGACTGATACACACACTGCGCAGAGCGTAGGGTCACCAATCATCAGCAAGTAATCACCTGATTGCCAGTCTTTCAAAACGCGACGCGCCTTAGCGAGCATACTTACGGTATCGTAAGGCTTGCGCGGGTTGCCGAACACTGCCCGCAGCGAGCCATATTGCTTCGCATCAGACAGGTCTTTCTTTTTGTCCACTTGTACTACGTAGACTGTGCGTTGATTACCGTTTTCCATTTTTAACTTTCCTAGGTTTTTTGGGTGGCGGTGCCACAAGAGCAATCTGCTCCGGAGTGAGATACTGAGAGCAGCCGACCGCTATGGCGATTTTTATCGCTTCTTTGTTGTACCAGTCATAATCTAAATCAACTGGGTGTGTTGTTTTGTCAAGTAAGGTCATGCAGGCTTTAGCGCCCTCGGTCTTCGGAACCTTGTTGCCATTTGACGCATACTTGATAGGCTCATTGTTAGCGTCTGTTGATTGGTACCACCGCACAACTTTACCGAGGTAGACGCCGTTTTGCTGACCGCCGCCGGTAACATTTCGGGCGCTGATGAAGTCTGTGAACGGGGCAGATCTGATCGTGTCTTCAAATGGAGTACCGTCCGCCAGCCACACCCCTACAGCGTCAGACGATACCTGAGCCGTTGGGTTTTTCTTAAGAGATAACGGCGCATAGATGCCTTTCACTTTCAGTTTCCGGTCAGGTTTGACCGCAATGTAATTATTGACGTCTTTGACAGCAAGGGCGCGGTAGGGTGTGTATTCAAATGAGAAGCCAGACACCTCGCTGAACTTGCTAACAACTTTCTCAACCAGCTCTTTTTTCTCCTTAGTGTAACGAATCGCAATGCCGTCGGTATTAGCTGACAAGGTCAAAGCCCCTGCTCGCTCAAGCCACTCAATCAACATGAGCAGGGTGAACTGGCCAGTCAGCGTGACCGCCAACATCAAGTCCGGCGAGTACAACACCGAGTAACGGCTAGCCAGTTTGCCGAACGTGCCATTCAAAGAAATCTTCAGCGTTGCGTCGGTGATTTTGTCACCATTGCGCTTTGCCTCTAGGCGACGCTCGTAGATCTTGCGGTACTCTTCAACGAAGCGCTTGCCGAGCGCGGCGGGCACAAACCCGCACTCAAGAATGATACTCGGGTAGAACGAAGCCGCGTCAATGTCACACATATGGTCATCACCGGCGATGTGACACACTTGCCTATCATGCACACTGTGAATGCCACCCACGCCGAGCTGGTACTCGCCTGAGCCGAACTTGATGGTCTTTAAGCCGAGGAAGTCGGGCAACTGAACGTGCCCAGTCACCTGATTCATGTTGAACACGTGCTTAGAGACGCGATCAAGCAGACCCTGTAGCTCGGCATCCATAAACTTCAGGAAGGCAGGAGGCGTATATCTGACCGTCTTCGGGATGTCATTCTCTTGACGCTTAAGACCCATGCTAGTGATGTACGCCTGTTCAGCCATCTGCGAGTCAGACTTGCTACGCATGTCAGCTCCGTAACGGCGGCTCATCTCAACACGCAGCATAAGCTCACCCTCAAGCTGATTCAACAGCTCGGCGGTGGTGTCAACGTCGTTATGGCAATATTCAAGCAGCACAGGCTCTTGATCAGGGGTGATCATCTCGTCGTGGGCGATCGGCATGTCCTGCAACTTAGGCATGTGCATGCGAGCGCCGTAGGCTTTCAGACCTACGAATGACGGGGCGACCTCAATCAAGTCAATGTCATCAAGAATAACATCACGTAAATTGTGCTTGCGCATCGCATTCCACGGCGACAGGCGATTAGTGATGATGTCATCAGCAATGCGCTTGATCTCAATCTCAGTCCTGCCGAGGCAGAACGCCGCCACAACCGCGTTGTCAAACGACTTACTGTTGAACCCGATAAAGGTGCTGTCAGCCTGCTGCACGAAGCGCGTGAGCCGAGCCGGTGCGTCGTCATCATGACGCCACAGGTCAAACCACTCGCCCGTCTCAATGTTCTTTGCGCAGAACAAAGTCCGGTTAGGCAGGGTTTCAGTATCAAACACCCAAGTACCCATTTCAGTCTTGATTGACATAGCCGCGAGTCGGCTCAGCGCCATCATTGCAGAGCGCATCAGCCTTACGCTGCTCAATCTCAATCAGCTTCTCAAGGAAGTGAACGGCTTTCTGCAAGTCTTGAATCGGGTTACCTTTGAGGTAGCAGCGCTCAACGTACTTAGTAGCCGCGCCCTGAAAGTAATTGAGACCCAAGCGATTGACGCGATCCCAGTGTTCCTCGCCGCCGTGCTTGTAGTGATTACCGCCGACCTGTTTATCATTCGCGCTCATGCTGCGTAGTCCTTAATCATGTTGAAAATTTCGCGCTCGCGACCGACCAGAATCAGCTCTTCCGCGTAGCTGATGTAACGGTCAAACACGCGGCGCATACGCTTGTTACCTAATGAGATCTCCCGAGCGCAAAACAGCGCCCCCTGAGCTACGTCAGCGAGCTTGAGAGTGCGCTTGTCTTCAGGCGAGAGGTGAGGCATGACGATTCCGGCAGCGGTCATAAGGCGCAGCTCTAATTCATCAACTTTACCGCCGATGCCGAACTCACGCTTAGCAGGGGAGGGGATGTCGCCGGTCTGGTGCTCGGCTAAATCATGAAAGAGCGCCGCCATCAGTAATTGACGACTCGCCATCGGGTCAAACATCAGGCACATCATAGCGACGCCGTGCGAGTGATGACCGACGGTCTCAGACACGAGCGTGGTTACGGTATGGTAGCGCTTGACTTCGCTTCCAGCCAGAATAAAATCGAGAGTGTGTTTCACAAAAAGTTCTCCAGTTAGCAGTTATGTGAGCAATTATAGCTCACATTTTTCACACAAGGCAAGTTATTTTTTCTCAGCCTTACGCAACTCGTTCAGCTCGTCATCTTCCTCTTTGATTTTGCGTGCGTGGTCGCGGCGGTCAATCCAATCAAATGCGGCGCGTTTCCAATCACTAGCGCGGATCTTAGCGGCGTAGCTACGACCGTCACCTGCGTGGATCTTACGTACACGACTGATCATAGCCATAGGGTGAGCCACGTGCTCAAAGAACGGGTTAGCATAATGAATGCGCTCGTTGTACGGGTCGTGGCAGAACATCTCACACTCAGCTAGGAACAACTTGTACTCGCCGTTGAGCATGATAGGTAAGGGGCGCACCTCACCTTTACTGTAGAGGTCGTAACTCTCTGCGTCAGGCGGCGAAAACAAATAATCTTTCGCGTTGTAAAGCTCAGTGTACAAGTGGAAATTGTTACTCACCTGACGGTACACGCCCATGTGCATACCGATAGCGGAAGCGACGAACTCCTGCACAAAACTGAAGTGAACTGCGTTAGCGCCGTACGCACCCCACCAGATGTCATTCGACCGGTTATACACTGTCATGTTCAACCGGTTGTTACGTGTGTCAAATATCATCTGCGTGTTGCACGCTTTGTCTTTGGTCTTCTTAGTGAGGTCGGCTTCGTCCCAGATTTGAACGACCGCCTGACGAGTCGCAGGGTCTCTGCGCAACAACTTAATAACCTCATCAAGCTGGTCACGTCCGAAGTGCTTACGCCAGCGGTAGCCATAGGCGGCGTTGAACGTCTTACCGTCGTCGCTAAACTCGCCCATGCGCTTGTTGAACTGTTGCAGGAACGCCACATCGTTACGCCCTGCTAGCATCCAGATTGACTCCATCAGGTGAAAGATCGGATTAGCGTCGCGCCCCTTATGAAACAGCACACGCTCGAACGGGTACTTGTAAACAGTGGTAACCGGCTCAGGGTACACGAGAGCGGGACCATTGCGGGTCTGCTCAGGTTGCAGGTTAAGCACTTTGAGCTTCCAGAATATCTCACTAAAAGCCTGATTGACGTTACGTACTACTAATTCCATTTAGAACTCCGTTTCTGGTTGGTAGGTTGTTTTAGGCTTACCCTCGCTGAGTACAGCTCGGCAGTATTTGCTGAATTCGCACATACAGTTCTGCACATCATGCAGCGTCAGATCTACGATTTCTAATTTGTCAACGATCTCGCCATAGACGTTACTCAGCTCGGCGTTGAACTCTTTTTGCTTCCACGT